TATTACAATTCGTTTCAATCATGTCATATCTCTTTCGTTCTAATCAATCGCGCGATTATTGTCGTGATCCCTGTATTTAGCTAATTTCTAATAAGAATCGCGACACATCGGCGCGATTATTGTATAAAAAATGTTTTTTATTTATCTGTCAACTAATCTTCAAGCATCTTTGTTTCGTGCAACCGAATGCGTTCATCACACTCCTCCTTCACGTCCACCTCCATCTCCATAGCCAGGCATCGGTCAAGCATCCACATGGTGTGTTTACCTGCCATGATGTTCTTCCGGCCCATACGCACATACCCCATAGCGATCAGTGTGTTCGATACCGCTTTGTCGTTGGTCTTGTGCGTGAGTGTCCGGTTGACTTCTTCGAGTAGTGTCTTCCCAGAGACGATGTCCTGCTTGATGAGTGGGTTTGTGTCGAACTCTTCACTGTCCTCGATCGTCGCCTCGATGACCTGACGCAGCTCGGGCTTAGTTGCCTCCTGCATGTCGAGTTGGTACTTGGTCACCATCGCGTGCCCGTCTGCTTCAAAGTAGTCGGGGATCTCGAACTGTTCAAAGAACGCACGGATGGCACCAGGAGAATTACGCTGGAAGTCAGCGATCTCTTGAAAGATGCCTGTGTCTGTGACGTTCAGTACCTCCAGTTTTGTTTGGAGAGGTGAAGCGACCACGAAGAACCTGCGAGACCCGTCAGAGATTGCCAGTGCGTCACGGTGGTTGGTGAACATGGTGCAGTTGGACGTGTTCGGTTCCTGCCGCTGGTCCCGGAACTTCTGGTTCACTGACAAGGTGTCATCAGCCACAAACTCTTTGATGCTGTTTTCGAGTTCATATCGGCTCTTACCCTTCGAGTGGATCTCGTTGAGACAGACGTGCTGTGCACCGACCATCCAGTCGTTGAAGCTCGAATAGACCGCTTTCGGGTCAACCACCTTGTTGTGCTGTGCTCCCAAAGCGATCGAGATGTATTTGTTCCAGAGTCCTTTCCCTGTGCCTTCCCCACCTTGGCAGAGCACACACCAGCGGATCTTCTTGCCTGGGTTTTGGACCATGAAAGCTATGAAAGAAATGAGCATCCGTTGGTACTTCTCCTCAAGCACCATGAAGGATGCGTGTTGCCAGATCAGGCGTTCGGCCTCAGCGATCAGTGTCTTGCTCTTGGATGGGCGCACGTGCGTCCGGCGATACGTGTTCACATACTCAAGCTTGCCCACCTTGATGATCGCCTCATCGGGTTGGTCTGGTGCGTATCGGTCAGACCAGACCACCGGCACCTTGAGCTCATTGAGAATGTAGTCCTGTGGGCGCATTGTGGGCATCGCCATTGCTCGGGGGGACAGGGGCTTGCCCGTCTCGTCTACGGCACCCTCCTCGGGCAGCAGCTCACGCGCATAGGACGAATCAAATGCGTCCCGGTCGATGAGTTCACCGTTGGTCGTGCGGAAGATCTTTTTTGTCTCTTTGATGAAGACCAGTGAGCGTGTCCAGCTTGGTGCCGGTTTGTCCTCTGCCTCCTCTTTGCGTTTTTCGGCCTTTGCTTTGGCTGTGAGCTTGCTCAGGGCTTTGTTGAGGTCAGTGCGTGACATCGGTATGCCTGCAGCCTTGTACGCTGTTGAGAGCTCTGTGAGGAGCAATGCCTTGTCAGTTTCATCGAGTAGCGGCATCTCAGAGACCTCCTGTAGGATTCCTTTTAGCTCTTTGCGTCCCCCAGAAGAACTGACCTCTTTGATTTTTTCGCTGATCTGGTCAACATGCCGTGCAGCAATCTCCTCGTTTGACCACCCCAGTTGGCGACAGATCTGCAGTGACGTGCGGATAGTTGTTGGTGTGCGGTCCAGCGGGTTGGCAGCGAATGAGTCCCACCGTGCCCGGACTGAGTCCTCCCCGGGGTATTTGTCGCCATTGGCTGACCAGTCGTTGAATACACCGAACGCCTCATCGTCGTTGTCGTAAAACTGGTGGCGCATACCAGCTGCGATCTTGACCCAACTCTCCATGTTGAGGTCAGGGTCAGTCTGTGTGAGAGCGTCTCTGACATCATCGAGGGTGACGATGTCCGAGCGTGGTGTCAGGAACTCCACACCCCCGAGACCGTCTGAGTTATTGGCGTGTAGTGGTTTGAGACCGTCTGACTTTTTGCCCGGTGCCCCGTTGGACTTGGGCATCAGGTCTGCCTCCATGTCGATGTCAATCTCCTGCAGGGCGACACCATCAGTCTTTTCGGCCACCAGCGGGTGTGACTCGATCTTGTCCGTGTCAGTGAACATGACCGGTCGGTACATCGCTTGGGAGATTTTGTTCGACTCAGCCGTGACAGAGGTCAGCCCCACTCGCCGGGCGACGTGTGAGACCGCTTGGGCGTAGTAGGTGACATCGAGGTCGTCAGCGTCCACCACGATGCGCAGGCGGGGCGACTCGGGGGTGTGCGATGCAGTTTTGTAGATTGCGTGGTTGAGCCCACCAAGTGAGCGCGAGGTGAATGACAGGTTGGCGAGGATCGGGCCGGCTTCTGCAGGGTCGTCTACGTCCAGGCACACCAGTGCGATCGATCGACAGTTCGGGTTGATCTTCTGGGTGTGCTTGGCACCAGGCTCGTGGTTGAACGTGGCAGGGCAGAAGAAGGACACCGCTTTGGTCAGCTTCCGATCATCGTCTGGTAGTGCGTGGAACTCCTCCTGCGTGAGGTTCAGCTGGACCGGATGGGCCAAGAGAGTGCGGGTAAAGTCAGCGAAGTTGGTGACGTTGAGTGGGCGAACTTTGCCCATGGCAAGTTTCTGCTCGCCTGATTTTGTTGTGTATCGGTGAGGTGTCTCGCCGAAGTACCGTGAAAAGGTCTTCTGTGTCATAATTGCGCGTGTGGGGTTTAGTCGTCCTGTTCTGTGGAAATAACCGGGAGTGCAAGCAGGGCAAGCTCTGCCTCCTTGGTGATCGGGTCACCCGTTTCTCTGCGGTAGATCGTCTGGACGGAGATCTTGAGGTGGTAGGCTACGTGTAGGCGCGTGCCACGCTTCTGCCGCTCGGTGCGGTATTGTTGTGCTGTCATGGGTTTTGATGAATGACACCGTTTATAGGGGGGTCAACAGAATAATTGTCAAAATGTTACGTCTGCCCGGTTTGGGTGTGTTGGTATTTGGTGAAAATTCAGGTGTCCAGTTGTAAGTCCTTTTACACCAGTTATTTGTAGAAATAAACGTGGGGGGCTGGACACCTGATGGCACCTAAATTAAGTCAGGTGTCCGGCGTTTATGCCACTTATAGAGCGGGATGGGGCGTTTTTGGACACCTGGACACCTAAATACTCATATTAATATATATATACGTAAAAAATATGATGTGTAATGTATATGTAAGTTATTTATTTATTTTCATTTTAACTTTTAAAGAATTTAGGTGTCCAGGTGTCCAAAAGATATGAAACCCCTTTATTTATTAGTGATTAGTTTGGACACCTAAAATGAATCAGGTGTCCAGCAGGTGACTTTGACTGGTCAAAATAACCACTTGGGAAAATCAAAGGGGTTTTGATCCATGAATTTGCAGGAAATGTTGATGCGTTTTGGCTCGTTTTCTTGCAGGAGAGCGTTGACGCATGAATTTGCAGGAAGGGCAGACTGGAGACCGTCTGGGTTTTTGGTGAGACCGTCTGGGTTTTTGGTGAGACCGTCTGGGTTTTTGGTGAGACCGTCTGGGTTTTTGAACCGATTTTTGTCCCAAAACGACCAAAAGTGGAGTGTTCGCGTGATACACCGGGCAGGGTAGGGGAGTGGAGCATTGAGACCGTCTGGCTTTTGAGACCGTCTGGCTTTCTGGGGTGGGGCACCAGGGCAGGGCGATCCTGGGCTCCCCTACCCTCTTCGGTAGGGTAGGGTAGGGGAGTCCCCTACTCTTGATAATGAGACTCAGTCTCAATAACCGGCATATTAGCAAATCTGATTCTTTGCATAAGATGTGCTAATACTCTTGATAATGAGACTCAGTCTCAATAACCGGCATATTAGCAAATCTGATTCTTTGCATAAGATGTGCTAATACACCTGTTTTTGGCCTTCCAGGTGCACGTAAACAAAAACCGTTTTTTGTTTATTTAATGCTTGCGAGCTGGGTAAATATCCACTCACTAGTGGATGTTATGAATAATAAATTAGATACTTATGAAACCCTTCTCTTAAATGAGATTGCACAGTTGAACGCGTATTGCACATCACATCCCAATGATTGCGATTTAGAAACTACTTGGATGCGAGAAAAATGCGTTTTCCTTCGTGAATGGCGTAAGATAAATGCCTTTGAGGAACAGAGGAAGTTCGCAACAAGTGTAAAAATAACAGTTATTGCCTTTGCTTCTGTCACTTTGGCAATCCTAGCAACCACACAGTTTTAATAGAGATGAGTAATAAAACAGATAACTTACTTGAACAACTCGAAGAGTTGCACCCTTCATTTGTTGAATCATTAAATGAGGATTTGTCCTTTGAGATGCTTTCGGCCTGTAAACGTGATTTGCACAAATCACGCGTAGGCTTTACAGAGGAAGAGTTCAGCAAATCTGAATTTAACGAAATTTGGGAAATTTTAGATCAACTCACGTCTGATTTGGTCGATGTCATCGCCTCGAAACGGGGTGAATAAATAACAAGATAAACAGATAAACAGAAAGTAATAAAATGAAATACGTATACTCAAGTCATTCAGAAGTCTCACACGTCTTTGCTCAAAAGAGCCAAGACGGAGGAAAAGCCGGAAACGTCTTTTTCGATAACCATCCCACTTCTAAGATCCATCACGGAAACAAATCAGAGTACGGGCAATGCCTTTACTCATACGGGCACCACTACTTGCTAGCGCAATGGTTAGACAATGACATTGTTTACATAAATGACTCTGGGTACAGCTCGAGCACTGGCAAGCACATCTCCATTGCAAATGGTGCCCTTTCGCACGTCGATGCAGTTTGGCACTCTCAAATTGATTTGGCGGACATTGTTGAACAGATGGAAGCGAATTTGAAGAAGCTCACACGTGCACGCAAACCACACATTTACATTGGTAAAATCAAAGACATTTACAGAGGGCACCTACGCGCTAAAGAGACGTTAAAACGCCATAAGGTAAAGCCAGTAAAAGGAAGTGGCTTGCACGCGCTACTATGCATTGGAAACCGTAAACTTAAAAACAAAGCAAAGCGCATATTCGAGTCAGTGGATACGCCTGAATATAGAGAAGCTCTAGAAAAAAAAGAAGCGAAAGCTGAAGCCGTAAAGAAGCGCAAAGAAGCGCACGAACTGAAGTTGTTTTTTCAAGGAAAACTGAACTACTTGAATAGCCATAAACTTACATATTTGCGCGTAAATGGCGATTTCATCGAATCAAGTAAAGGCATGAAAGCGGACATAAAAGACGTTCAATTGTTATATAAAGCACTTACTTGGGATCAAGACATTGTAGGGAAGTCCATCCGAAACTTCCGTATTGAAAGGGCGGATGGCAAGTTTGTCCGCATAGGTTGCCATCTCATAGCACGTACACATCTTAATTCAGTAATGAAAGGAATTAAGTAACATGGAAATCGTAACAAATAACCATTATAGAGGAGTTTTAACATCTTTTGATCTTACTCAAAAAGAGGCAAAGGAGTTTGATTATTTAGACTTGGAAAACGGGGAGGGCAGTTTCTTCCGTTATAAAGGGCAAGTTTATGATTTAGGCGAGTTTTTCCCATGGGATAACCCAGCAAGTCCAACAAGAAGTGACTGGGATGGATTCCGTTCGGATTCCTACTTTTCAGGCATTGTTATTAAATACTCTGATTGCTTGGAAGCGGTAAAAGTGGGGGTCGTTTTATCGTGATCATAAAACTCCCATGCACCAATAAGGCCTTAGTTATTGATACTCTGAAAGGTATGACACTTGTCACTCTTAAGACAGAAGGAATCAAGCAAGGCGAAAACCTAGCAATTATTAAAAACTCAAAGGAAAGCGAATAATGAAAGTATATATCGAGCTACATTCAGCACGCGATAACCGTCACATCCTTGGCAACATGGATGGGCAAGGCGTTATATCATGGGCAAAGCAATACAGACGGACATACTACTATAAGTCATTACCGAGGCGATTGAGTCAGGCAAAGAAGTTCCGAAAAGATCATTCACTGTTTTATAAAGTAGTGAACGTGAGTGGTAATACCTTAGAAGTGATTCGATAAGATAAAAAGCGAGTCATTCGAGCGCAATATCCTAAAGAGGGTATTGTGCTTTTTTGTGTCTTGAGATCCACCCAGACTTGCGACCACTGGCAACCAAGTCGCACCCTCAAACTCACAATTAGACATAATACTTATTGTACGTGCAATCTAGCAAATGAGACTCAGTCTCAATAGGGGGTATACCCCGACTAATCCGCCACCGGGTCTCCGGTTCCCCCTCCTGACCGACGCCCGGTATTTTCAAAAACGGTGTCAAACCGAAAAATGGTTCGGGGTTATTTGGAAAACCACAGTAAACCGAAAAATGGTTCCTGCACCTCCACCACTCAAGAGCTTACAAACCTAAAACCATTTAAAACTTGATGAGAATCAATCTCATTACATACTCCACCCATATCATGCACGAACTACAAACGAAACCAAAGTCACCCACGCTCGTCTCACTGGCGCGGCAGGAGGCTTTACGCCCAGCGCACATGGAGTTCATCAAGGAATTTATCCTGACCCACAACATCAAGGAATCATACCTCCACGCGATTGACCCGGATGCAGACCCATCCACAGCATCCTCACAGGGTGCAGCACTTCTCAAGAGACCATACATCCGGCAAGAGCTTCGGGCACAGCAACGTAAAGCCCGGACGGAGGGGGACCAGTCGCTGTCACTCGCCCGGACGGAGAAGCGGAACTACCTCGCCCGGCTGGTGCGCGTGAACCCGCTGGACATAGACCCCGATGACCCCAACGACCCGAATGGCGACCTGGTGGACTCAGTGGTGCGCTCGTATGACAAGGACGGGAACCTCCTGCGCACCACGCTCAAGATCCCATCCAAGCTCCAGGCGATCGAGGTCGATAATCGTATGACTGGTCACAATGAGCCCGAGGTGATTGAGCACCGTCTCGCACCAGGCATTATGATCCTGCCATCGATCAAGAACGCTGAGTCGGTCGGTGAGGTGGACGTGCTCGCGCAGTGGGAAAAGGATGCCAAGGTGCAGCAGTCGTCGCTGAAGGATGGGACTGACCCGATCGAGGCTGAGTTCATCGCTGAGGACGTAGACCTCGATGAGGACCCGTTCGGGGATATGTTGTCATGAACCGACCCCCAAAGAATAAACCAAAAGTGGTGTGGTCACCCCTGCCCGGTTCGCAGACGTTGGCGATGACCGCACCGTGTAACCACATCTTATTCGAGGGCACACGTGGTCCGGGCAAGACCGATGCGCAGCTTATGAGGTTCAAGGCTGAGGTAGGTAAAGGCTACGGGGCGCACTGGCGCGGGATTATCTTTGACCGGCAATACAAGTCTCTGGATGACCTTATTGCCAAGTCTAAGAGATGGTT